CAAGCGTCAATCATTCCGGACTCAGCGTCCCACATATACAGAACCTTTATATTAGCGTCAAATTTATGGCGGTTTTCTTCCACATATCTATCTAGTTCTCGATCTATCAATTGTAAAGCAACGTGTTCGTCCGTAGACCATAGACCGAGTTCTTCAACCCAGATAGCGTAAAAATCACCTCCTCGAATCATGAGATCTGAGCTTTTTTTGATAATGAACTTTGGATAGATTTCTATTACGCCGCGCTTTGTGCTACGTGTTGAAATCATAAGAAAGTCAAGCATCGCATTTTATTCCCCTTTCATGCGTTTAAGCTCCTTTCCTTTTTTCGTTTTGTCTTGATAAAACTATCAATTGTTTCTAATTTCCAATCTTTATGACTATTAAATGTAAATATAAATTCCTGTCCGTTGGTTTGTCTTATACGGAGACTATTTTTACCATTCTGAAACCAGGTATCAATTTTGTCTCCAGCGTAAAATGGAAAATATAATTCAAACCATTTAAAAACTTCATTATGAGTCATATACTCCTCCTAAGATTCTAGAATATCATCCAAGTACCAACACATTTGATACCAAATTTCAACAGTTCGCAAATCACGTTTACAGTTCTTAATAGTAAATAATCCACCTTCTCCATTTCTTTTGTATTCTCGATTTAAAAATCTAGTGATAACGCGGTTCAAATATCCACTATCAAATCTCGTATCGTCCAAAGAACTTAAACCTAGGTTTGAAATCATGTTCCAAAACCATTGTCCAGTTCGATTTCCAATATCAGGATCATCCATAATGTGTTCCTCGCATCGAATAGCAAGGGCTATTAACATTTCTAAAACGCTACAAGGACGATCGTCCAAATATGTTGCTATCATAGCGTTATCGTACTGTCGCTCGTATCCAAATCTATATCGAAGGTCTATCCCATCTTCGGCTCTGTTACCATCCATTTCGATGATATAAGTAAATTCTATATCATGTAGATGGGTCAAAAGCTTCCGATAGGATAGCCTTTTCGGATATCTTTCATTGCATACGAGTTGATACATCCATTCGAAGTATTCTTTGTTCAGCTCGTTTTTAGTCATTAATCATCCTCCACCTCGTGCGGTTTTCTATTGATTGGTTTTCTATTGACGACGTCCGAATATCTTCTTTGATCAAGAAGGATTTCATAGTCGCATTTCAGTCTGTCATTTCTGACAAATACTGAATCATCTTCATACTCTCCAAAACTATTCAAAGAATCGAATCCGACAACGTTTTCAATGTCTTCTACGATTTCATCATTGTCATCGGCCAGAACATGATCGGCGTAATAAATCAGACTAATCGTTTCATAGTCATCCAATTCGCCGAACTCCTCTGGAGCGATAACATAAGGTTTATCCACGCTCATAGACTCCTCCTCCTCGGTTTTTTCATCAACCATATCAGAATAGTTAGTATAACCCTGTTCACGTAAACGGGCTGCGTATTTAATAATATCTGGTTTTTCCTTTGCATTGTCCGCCTTTATTCGGGCTTCTGCGCTCTTCTTGGCAATTTCAGCCATCTTCTTGTAGAATACCTCTTTGACCGAATCGATTTCTTCTTGAGCTATCTGCTCATATTTTTTCTCAACATACCGCCGGGTAATTACTGAACCGACGGCTACGCCAAGAACAAATATCATGAAATTTATTGTTTTATTATTCATAAATATAACCTCCTATAAAAAGTTTTTCAGAAAATCCAACCCGGGAATTTTTTCACTTGTCAAATATAAACATGTGTAGAGAAAGAGTCCTTATTAGGACTCAATTTTTTATATCAAATCTAAAATATTTCCATCGACGTTGAAGTCGAGAAGGACTACTCGTTCGTATTCTTCTTTTCCAACTTTTTTACCCATAACTTCATCCTTTACGAAAGATTTTTCATCCCTTCGGTAGGTTTCGTAAATCCCGAAATCAACGTAATTATCACCATTAGGGTTATCGGGATCATATATCCAGCCAACAATTTGACCAGCTTTTGTTCTCGGAATACCAAGGCTATCGAGTACGTCATTTAAGAATAAATATCCATTAGCTCTAAGTTTATCGTTAGCATATTGCTGCTGAGCTAGAAGAAACATTCGATTATAGTTTCCGTCTTTTTCCCAATAAGGACTAGACTCGTCAAAGAAGAAAGTATAATCGCTCAATGAGTCTTTTTCTACAACATTGACTGTCTCTTTAACTTTCTTTTCTTTACCGTCTTCATCAACAACGGTCTTTTCGATCTTCTTTGCCTTGATGCCGTACCTCAGTTCGCGGTCGATTTCTTCGCCAAAACGCTCCACAACTCGATTTCTATATTGTTTGAAACTTTTATCGACTGTAGCATAGGCAGCTGCGAGAGCTATATTTCTTTTACGAAGAATATTATTCGATACCAGAATACTACTTATAGATAGAGCACCAAGAACTACTGCTGGGGCATAAAGTTTGGCAAGCTTAACACCGGTCTGAATATAAACAAGAGCTAAATCCTTCTTAACGTCTTCGGCGGTATATTCCTCTGCGAACTTTTCATTAGCTGCACATTTATGAATAGTATCGATGTCTTCTCTAGCTTTTTCCAAAATATCACTCGCTTTAGTAGTAGCTTTGCAAGCCATGACCGCACTTACAACGGTTCCGACTACCCCGGCTACTACAAGGATCTCAGGGCTATGTTTTTTGAGTTTAAAACCAATCTTGTTGACAGTTTTCATAAGTTCTATTTTTTTCATATTATCTTCTCCTTTTCATATTTTATGTTTTTATTATAATATCATATCGCCTTTTGATGTTTTTATGATAATATCATCTTCATATTTAGTATTGTTACGATTTTTTGATGCTATTTCCGATCCACACGCGGCATATCCAGCTAAATCAACAAAACTATCGTCAGTCGCTGTTCCCGTACGAATTCTGGCAATTTTAAGTAGAGCCATCATCATGGCAACATCGATTGCTGTAAATTTAGTATTTTTATACGCTGACCATAAATCGGCAATTAGTTGAAAGTTATCTTCTGGTGAGCCGTATTCGTTTTCACGTTGACCGCATACACATTGTTTGGCTTTATCTAGAGTTTCTGCTCTTGTCATTTTATCTCCTCCTTATTCAAATATCAATAAGAATTCTCCTAATTTAGCGGAAGGGCTTTGGGTAACTTAAGCATGTAGCCATCTCGTACTCTAATTACAGATGCACTCCTAATATCAGTCCATCCGTATTTGTTGTCTGTATAATTACCAGTGATGCCAACTAAATCATATAAGTCGGCAACGCTAACTACACCATAAGTAGAAATCAACTCGTCCATTTTTGACAGAACTTCTTCTGCTTCTCCTCGACTATCCAAGATAATATCATCATAACTGTATCCAATTTTTGTTCGAACAGTGCTGTAATCCCTTCGGACATTTCCTCCATCGTAATAACTCCTGTAAGATACTTTAGAGGCAGGGGAATTACTCTTTGTCCTACCTGTTCCACCGTAAAGTAACATATCGATGCCATTTGTAACAATATCTGAAATTGCTTTCTTAATTGCGGGGATTAATACATCTAACAAAATATAAGATTTTACGTTATCGATGTCCTCGATGAATATATCCATAAATTTCTGAAACTCGCTTTTTTTCTTAGATTTTGCCGTTCCAGTAATCACTTTTTCTACTTTCTTTTCTTCCGGAACAGCCACCCTCTTTTGTTCTTCCTTATATTTATGGGAATTTGGCTTATAATCCTCTATTAACATCTCCGTTTTTCCTCTCCTTTCAAAAAGAAAAAGAGAAAGTACCTATTAAAGGCACTCTCTCTTTTTTAGAATATCATTCATCTTCTTCAATCACTTCTTCAATCACTTCAATTGTTTGTTTTTTTTGTTTGATTTTGGCCACAATTGGTTTTATTACGTACTTATAGGCTATTACGCCTACTACAACCAAGCCGACACCTGCTGCCACCTTAAAACCACTCTTATTGTCAGTAGCTGTTTCAACAACCTCTTCAATTTTTGTATTAGTTTCCATCATTTTAATTTCTCCTTTCTTCAAATATAATATTTTAATATGTTCTCCATTAAAGGATATGTTTTTTTCGCGTACTAATAATTTATCTGTCTAGGTGCGACTCGGTAGTCGATCACAAGACAAGGCGTTCCTTCATCCGCTAACTGCGAACTGAAACTCAATTCTATATATCCGTGATCAATATGCCATCCAAGATCATCACCGATACTGGTCGGATTAAGTCCGATTTCATAGTAGAATTCATTGAGGGAAATATACATTTCATCCCTCATTCTTCTATTAAGTTCGTTCTCTGCCTTTTTCAATTTGTCGATATCTGATTTAAAATATCTTCCTGAAATCGAATCGTAGCAGAGAGTATTACCTCTTTCAGTAATGATGACTTCTTTAGAAGTGACGGGGTCTTGTTCGATTCTGTCCTTTGCAATCGCATCTCTTATAGCTCGTTCTTTTTTCTTGCCGATTGTTTCAATTACTTTTTCCTGGTACTCTTTGAGAGCTGATTCCGAAAGAGTATAAGCAGTGGCCAATGCGGCATTACGGCGAGCATTTACAGAACTTGCTCCGACCAAACATAATATTGATAAACATCCAGTTATCGCGGCCGGAATATAACAAGTCCATGTTGCTTTGATGGTCTCAATTGGTGTAAGTTTGTCTGTGTTATTCTCTGTTTTTTTATCCTCAATAAGAATAAGAGCCTTCGGGGTTGCTCTAACCGCCATCACGGTTGTGGTAATCATTCCAGCGATTCCAATGCCGGTTAATATCTCAGGACTTCGCTTGCTAACTATCGTCCGTATACCTTTAGTAATATTAGCTAGATTTAGTCTACTCACATATTTTTCTCCTTTCGTTTATAAATTTTTGATACCGCCCACACGGGGCGGCGATTTACTCAACTAACAAGAATATCATTATAATAGTACTTCTAAAAAATTTCTGGTTCCCATTCTCTTTATACCTCCTAAATTTTTATTATTTAATTAATAATTAATTATATTATGCCCCTCCATAGCTGCTAGTCTCCGGGTCTCACAAGGCTTCGACAAAAAAGTTTCATTGTTATTTTATCTTTCTTTTGTGCTTGTGCTATTGAAACCGCGCGTTTGAAATTATTTCGTGTGCGTCCTATTCTTCCCGCACGGTTTCCAACTTCGAAAGATACGATGCAACTATTATGCGCACAG